TTTCTGATCTAAAATCATCTAAATCACATAGTTCACAATATTTTGTATTTGACTTATCCGCGTTACAATTTTGTTCCTCTTTTTGTAGTTCAGGGTTTGTTCTGAATGAAAAAAACATAAAAAAATTATATATATTTTTCACAATTGCGCAACATTTATCGTAAAACTTGCTCATATTTTTATATTATATGAAATATAATATAAATTATTGAATTTAATCTTTTTTTAAAAAAATTCATTATCTAATTTCAATTATGTCTATTAATTTTTAAATTTTATGGGTTGACATAATTAAATTATATCCTTCTGGTAATTCTACTCCTAATATTTTTGCTTCTTTTTTACAATAACTTTCAAATTTAGGAAGTGTGTTATACCAGTTAGGTTTATCAAAATTTTTATCGTTATAATTTATAGCAGTAGACAATCTTTCTATGCCAACTCCAAAGCCGTATAAACTGTTAATTTCATCATCAGTATGTTGTATTTGTATTGTTTCAATAATATTATTGTCTCCTAAATCATAACATAACGACGCTGCTCTTAAAATAGATGATTTACTGTCATACACATTTTTATATATGTAACCATCTCCATCACATTTAATTAATGCAGTGTTTTTTTTAATAAAATGTACTTTTTCAATTTTACATTTTCGTTTCAATTCATTCACTAATTTATTGCTCATTTTTGTTGTCTTTATTAAAAATTTTGAACTATCTAAATTAAATATACTAATTATTTTAGAAATAAAATCTGTAACTTCATCTAAAGTTAAATCATTACTATTACTAAAAATCATTTTAAACAAAGGTAATACACATGTTTTTTCTCTTTTATTAATATCGTCTATTCGAGAACAATACTGGCTAGAGAAAGCACGTTTTTCTTTTAATAGTACTACATCTTGATATCTAAGCCCATGATTATATGTACAATCAGTTATTAATGGATAACTTTTTTTAATTTGTACTAATCCAATAGTTTTTAAATAAGAACTTAATAAATTCTCAATATTATCATAACTCAATAATTTAGACAACTGTGATGATGATATAATTAATGAAGAAACCGCGGTTGGTAACTTTTCAAAAGTCATTACGTATATATATATTCCTTAAAATAAATTTTACAGAAATTAAAAATTTTACTGTTTTTTACACAATAATTGTTTTTTCTTGACAAGTAAGTACACTGCCAATGACATCTAATTTTTGTACATGTTCTATTTTTGTGTAAATAATTTCAACATTTTTCATTGATTTCATTCTAGAATATTGCTTGCATAAAAGCGCCCCTTGTTTGATAATTTGTTGTTTCTGTTTTTTATCCAATTCATTAAAAATCAGATCATAACAGTTAGGCATATCATCATCCAACGTTGTGTAAGTTATGTTTTTTAGACATGCAACTACATGACAAGACGATGTTCCTTTCAAGTGAAACCATATATCATTTTTATGTGCTTCATCTATTATTTCAAAATTATTTTTAGCATTTATTCCGATTTTATAAACAACACTAATTTGTAAACTTGGAATATATTTTGTAACAACCCTTTTCATATCTACTTTAATTATCATATTTATATATTATTATTTTTACCTATAATTTTACTTTTATATGAAAGTTAATTTCAATTTTATATAAATTATATTTACTTTATATAGTTAGTCTAACTTATAATATACATATATTATATGATTAATAAAAAATATAACATTATAAACTACACATTTTCATTTTTTATAATTATAATTATAATAGTGGTATTCTTATTTATTTATGTAATATTTTTTGATAAAGAAAAATTAAGTTCCAATACATCTTATAGTTTACAAAATGATGGTTTGTGTGTAGTAAAAAATACATTCACCAAAAACGAAATCGAATATTTCAAAAATGAATGCGATCGTGACAACTATAAAGTCATTAAAGAAAGAATAATTTCAAATCCAAAAATGCAATCTATTATTAAAAATAAAGTCGGCAACGGCTATATTTTTCAAGACTACGTATTTATCATAAAAAAATCCGCCATTCATACGTGTCATCGTGATGGAAATGGTGATTTTTTCAATGAACGACAAAAGTACCCATCTTATACTATGTTACTTTTTCTAGAAGACATGGAAAAATGTTTAGGTGTCATTCCAAAAAGTCATAAAGATGTCAATTCATTTAATTTTAATTTTACTGAAAATGTTACAAATCTAGTATGTAGTAAAGGTGATATTATTTTGTTCAATGCAAATCTAATTCATGTGGGTGCACTCAATTCGAGAGATGACAATTTACGCATCCAAATGAAAATAACGCATAAAGATGATATACCTGTCATGGAATATTATAACAACTACAACAAAATTTTAAATGAAGACAACAATATGCCATTTTATGTACGAAAAATGCAGCAAAAATTATCATGTATGTTTCCAGTTTTATCCAACTATACACAAAAAGAAATTCAAACTAGCTCTGAGCAATCAAAAACAGGTAAAGACGCTGGTATAATTCAAAAAATATATTCTTATGTGATGTATGGAAACTCGAATTTTTACAATTTACCTAATGCGTTTTAGTTATGAAAAAAATTATTCTATTTTTTTATCAATTCCTACAACATTTGCGATTTTCTTAATAATTTTCGTGTCCTTATCGTAGTCATTGTCTCCTTTTCCTCCCATGGCCTCATAAACAATTTTGTTGTATTGACTATTTTTATTAGAATCATATTCTTCACAATCAGGATATTTCTCTCGAAACTCTTTCAGCATACAAATATTTTTATGTGCAATCATTCGAATGGCCTTTCGCAATTTCTTATTGTTTTCATCTTCCTTCTCCCAAATATTTTCATCCTTCACATACATAACTTCTCTCTTTTTGTCCGTACAATGAACAGGTCGTTTTTCAACATCTAATGCTTTCAAGTTTTTAATGATTATATTGGAAATCCCTTCAATATAACCGACTTTTCCTACATTTTCTAAGTCTGTAACTTGCAACTTAACAGACTCTACGAAATCTTTAATATTCATTGCATCTTTACATGTTTCATTCAAAAAAACCTGCAGGTTGAATGTTTTATTATTAGAATTTATAATGTTTGTGTTGTTCACATTATTGTTATTAGAAATACCATTTTTACATAACTCTATTACTGACTTGTGAATATCTGTGTTTGATTTTACAAGTTCACAAATAAGTGATGTCAAATTGGTAATATCGGTATTATTACTAATACCATTGTTGTTACTAATACCATTGTTATTACTAACACTAGTAGTAACATCCGTTTCATTTTCACATTTTTTACTGTGTCTCCATAATCCAGTTCGGTCATTATATTCTTTACTACAATTTTCGCATACGAAAATTTGCCCTTTTTGCCCTTTATTTGTTGCTAAATCGTTGCTATTTGTTGCCGACTGATGTTTTGCTGTAAGAATATGTCTATCCCAGCTATATTTTTTACTGCATTCATAGTCACATTTTTCACAATAGTATTCATAATGCCCTTTTTTGCCCTTTTTTGCCCCAAAATTGTTGCTAAATGTTGCCATATTTTAAGAACAGAAAAAAATTTGAATTTTGAATTGTAAATTTTGTCGTAACACTTTGAAAATTAAAATTTTGGTCACCGCACGCTAAAATTGCGTTTCAGTCACAAATGTTGCATTTTGGGAAAGTCAATCGACCCTTTTCAAAAATGGACATTTTTTTTGTCCAAAATCGAAAACCCAAAATACTTTTGGATCCACTTTTTCGTTAATAATATAATAAATTACTGAAACAACTTAAAGAAAAATATATATATTTTTTTTATATATTTATATATATTTTAAGTATATAGAAATGTGTACAGGTATTTTTATACAATCACCAGATGGAAACTATTATCAAACAAGAACACTAGAGTTTGAAGCTATTTTACCTTATTTACCAGTTGTAAGTAAAAATATAATTGGATCAACATTAAGAGGAAATATATTTATTGATGGAATAAATAGTCATGGTTTATGTGTTATGGCTTTTTATTTTAAATGTAACGCTAGTTATAAAAAAACATTATTGAAAACAAAAATAAACTTAGCAAGCTACGAAGTAGTCGGTTATTTTTTAAAAAATGCACACTCTGTAGAAGATGTTGTTGAAAAATCAAAAATGATAAATGTAACTCAACAACGGTTTGGTGAACCTTTCAATTCTGTAATACCGTTGCATTGGTTTATTTCTGACAACAAAGGAAATACAATAATTGTAGAAGCTGAAAATGGCAAATTAATTTGTTATGATAATTCTAATTGTAAAGTATGCACCAATAATCCGAGCTACCCTGAACAAATTACAAATTTAAGAACAATTTTAAACAGAAATCATTTTTTATATAATAATCCTCCTAATAAGACAGGATGTGGGATGGGAAAAGGACTGATAGGACTTCCTGGAGACTATAGCAGTGAAGGACGTTTTGTTAGAGCTTATGTATTAAGTGAAGGTATAATACTACCAGCATTTGATATTTCCAACGTTAAAACCCTTTTTCATTTTAATAATAACTTTGATATTGTTTATGGTACCTGTATAGATACTACAAATGATCCTCCATTAGTCGATTTTACGCAGTATACTGCTGTTTATGACTTAACCAATTTAACAGCATACTATAAAACTTATCATGATGAAAAAATTGTTAAATTGGGAACCTTGGAACCAGCATAAAAACTTAAACCGCTGAAGATTTAAATCAGCCCTTTCGGGCTAGGATTTATCTCTTTATCGGTCATTGACCACGAAGAATTAAATCAGCCCTACGGATTAAATTCTTCGTTGGTTTAAAATATTATAACTGACATCGTAGTTATAATATTAAATAAAAATGACTTAGTAATGATATGATAATATAATGTAATAACACAAATAATAAATGTCGAAACAAATTAAATGTCGTGATAATGTGATTTACAATAATGAAGTTTATACAGTAGTGAATACTTCGAGGTCTGATAATTTAAGCATTAAAAATACTAAAAATGGTAATACCGTTAATGTTAAAAAATCACAAGTATCAAAGCTAAGTCTTAACAAATATGATATTTTACTATACAACAACTCTTTTTATAGAGTTAAAGATATTGGTATTGGTACTCAACGAGAGAAAATTGGTAGTAACAGTAATATTCACTATGAATTAGAAGAACATACTACAAATAAAAATAAAAAAAAAATTTCAGTACCTTCTACTGACCCCAAAATTATTTCAATTCCTTCAGAATATCAGGAAAAATTGCCACCCTTTTTATCATTGGTAGAAAAATACAATTCGGCGTTGAATTTTGTTATGCAAAGAGCAAGAAAAGAAAATTACAATACATATATATTCATTAAACCAGACGATATTATAGATACGATGAACAAGTTATTAAATGTATGTAAGTTGAACATAAATCAATTATATAAAATTATTCATACATTAAAAAAAACTCATAACCCATCTTTCCAGTTTCATTGTATTTATGAAAATCCTTTTGATTTCATTAGGCAAGAAGTTCAATTAATCACTTTTGAAAAAGCCGAAAAAATTTGTCAAGAATTTAATTTGAATATTGACTTTAAAGTTAAATGTGAAAAATGGATTTATTCTTTATTTTATAAAGAAAATGCGTTTTATATGATAAACTGGAAATTTAATAAAGAACTCAATAAATTTTGTGAAAGATATAGCGAAAACGCGAGAGAAATTGACATTGCTAATTTTGTAATTAATATCAACATAGATGGAAAAGAATACAAAACGACACAATTTCTACTAGAATTAGAAAAAAAGGCCACGGACTTAACAATGGATTTATTTTATGATGTAGAATATGATGTGCCTATTGAGGAAATTAATGAGTTGATTGAAACTTATGAAACAAAAAACAATAAAATTTTTGAAGAAGATCAAAAAAATGGAATAATTAGATCGATAAAAAATAAATTATCCATTATTACTGGATTTCCTGGAACAGGAAAAACGGAAATAGTAAAATGCATTCTCTTTATTTTATCAAAAATAGCTGAAAAATATTTTCCTGAATTAGGTGGACATGAAAAACTGAGTGAAAATAGTGACAAAAAAAAATATTGGCCTCTTAAAAATGTTTCGCTTATGGCTCCTACAGGTTTGGCCTATATTAATCTTCACAGGAGTTTAGAAAAAAGTTTTTACAATGAAAAAATTTCTGGTACATGCCATAGAACACTGTATCATACTTTTCCAAAAATAATGCAATCAAAATTAGAAGATGAAATTCATGATGAAATGCAGGATGAAATGCAAGAACGATCAAATATTTTTGATGAATACAGATACAATCAAGATAATGAAGACAGTGAGGAGTATAAGTCAAGCAAATCCACTACTGGACCCAATGGTAATAATGATAATGAAAAACAGATAAAACTAATTATTTTGGACGAAAGTTCTATGTTGGACATGTTTCTATTTTATGAACTACTCATATCATGCCAACATTTTGATGCGAGACTAATAATAATTGGAGACATTAATCAATTACCTTCTATTGGTCCTGGTCTTGTACTAAAAAATTTGATAGCGTCAAAATGTTTTGAAGTGACACTTTTAACAAAAATAAAGAGACAAAATGCGGGTTCATTAGTGAGTACTATTAAGAAAATGACTACTGAAATAATAAGTTATACCAAGTTCAAAGATGATACAATTAGTGTTATAAATAGTAATGAATTTATAAATACAAGTAACGGTATAATAAATAAAGATGATATTTTAAAATTAATAGAAACGCACAGTTTTAACAAAAACACAACCAAATTTATAACTTATTTTAACAACACCAAATTTAAGTTTAACACAAGTTCAATAAATGGTATTCTTCAAGATATATTCAATCCAAGTAATGGTATGGATAATATACCATCTAATAATAAATATGAGAAGGAAACCATATTTAGAATAAATGATAAAATTATCAGAACAGAAAATGACTATAGTAGTGAGAAAATGAGAGCCAATGGTGAAGAAGCAGAAATATTGGATTTTGATGGTAGACGAGTTACGATTAAGTACAATGACGCAGAGAGTGTACCAGAAAAAATATGTATTGATGAGTTATATGATAATTTCAAGTTAAACTATTGTATAACAATTCACAAGTCACAGGGAAGTCAATATGATAATGTAGTTTTGTTTATAGAACCTAGTCAAAATATTATTGATAAAACTAGTTTATATACAGCAATATCACGAGCACGAAATAAATGTATTGTTGTTTCGACAAAAACAGATTTCATAAAATGTCAAAATAACAACAACAGTTTTGATAATAAAGTTTCGTTGTTTATGCGTAAGTCAAATAAGTATGAGTTATAACAAATAAAGCGTTTGACATTCAAGTATTAAATACAATAAAAAACAAAAATAAAAAAACGAAAAACAAGAAAGCATTATTGGGTAAAATTAGAATGCAATCATCTCTAAATCTTTTATATTCCAATATTCGCTTCCTCCGTTAGGTATAGGTCTTCTAATGATAAATGGTATATTTTTTTGTTCTAGTTCTAGTTTAGCAATAATATAACTATCAATAATATTTTCAGGAACTTTTACAAGAGGTTTTGCACCACATTCAATTTGTTTTGCACGTTGACCTAAAACACGTGCTTGTTCATATTTTGTTAAAAATGGTAGTGTTTTGTGTAATGGGTCTATAATTATATTATACTTATCTCTAGTAACAACTGACAAAGATTTTATTTCATCATAATTATGATTTAGACATTCTGGATGGAAGTCCAGAATATAATTTTTAGTTAATTCTTTATCAAATTTTTGCAAATAATTTTCATTTTGTTCTTCATCATCATCATCATCATAATCGTCATAGTCATTTTGACTGTCTAAAGCAATATTATTTTGCTTTTTTTCTTTAGGTTTACCGCCAGATTGTTTATGTTGTTCTACTTCATCATTATCATATTCAACGTCAGAATTATCATGATCGTCATCACCATCTTCCTCGTCATCATCACCGTCTTCCACCTCATCTTCATTTTCATTTTCTTCAATATCGTTGTCCGCATAGTCATCTTCTACATTATCTTTTAAAATTTCATTTTCATCATTTTCATCAACATTAATGTTATCATCGACATCATCGATGTCATCATCGTCATCTTCGTCATCATCATAGTCACGAATAGTAGGTTTTACACTAATATTTTTTTTAATATTTTTATTTTGTTTGAATGATACTTCACTACCATTATCATCATTATCACTCAAAATAGAATAGTCTTCAATGTCACTCATGTTATATAATATTATATAAATTATATTATATAATTTTAAATTATTTCAATTTTATTTATATTGTATAAAAAATAAATTTTTATTATTACAGTAAAACTGTACAACTAGTATAGATTTCTATGTATGATTACCATTTGCTTTCCATACTGTATTACATGTACAACATAAATAAATATACTTCATATTTGTATCATCATACCGAATATAAATAATTTCACGTTCAGTTCCTTTGGTATTTGTATCACAATCAGGATTAGGACATAGTATAGTATTTATTCTAGGAAGAGTTGGATCTAATTTAGTATATTCATTAATAATGTGGCTAAATGATAATTCATCTTTTTTAATTTGAATTT